TGCCTGCCTGACCGTCGTCGGTGTCGGTGCCATCGCTACACCGGCAGCGCGAGGAGGGCCTCGGCGACCGTCACGTCCTCGGACTCGGGATCGGTCGGGTCGCAGGTGCGCACGCTGACGTTGACGCTGATCTCGCCGATGTCGAGCTTGAGGTAGGTGGCGTCAGACAGCACCACCGAGACGGCCGAGCAGCCCGCCGGCACCATGACCTCGATCTCCTGCGGGTCGTCGGGTCCCGGATCGCCGATTGGCTCGGGCTCGACCGCCGGCATGAACTGCACGACCGGGAAGTACCCGACCGGCTCGCCGTCCACCAGCAGCGCGCCGTAGCCCTCCGGGCCGGGGCCGATGCCGATGCTGTCGCGCCCCTCGGCGGTCGCCAGCGCGAGATCGAGCGCGCCGAAGTCGTACGGCTCGCCCTCGTCGATCAGCGCCGAGCCCTGCGGCGGGTCGCAGTTCTGGACGCGCCGGTGGCCGTCCTCCGAGATATCGACGTACAGGTCGATGACGATTCCGCCGGGTCCGCCGTGCGGGCCGATGTGGATGAGCATGGACCCAGGGTGCCACAGCGCGGGTGCGCCTGTCTACCCTACGGCGCGCGCTTCTCGGCGAGGCTGTCCTCGATGCGCTCAAGCCGCTTGTCGATCGCGGACAGTTGCCCGCGCAGCAGCCCGCGGACCTCCGCGACCTCCTTCGATACCTGCTGCTGCTCGCCGGCCACGTCGTCAATACGGGTGTCGTTGCGCGCCGCCCAGTAGCCGAGCGTCGCGATCAGCAGCGTGAACACCGCTGTCAGGATGTTCGACGGGGACGCTGGCGAGGTAAGTGTCACGGGCACTTCCGACACGATAGGCGACGGCGCGCGCTCCGTCAATCCCAACGCGCGGCGCAACTCGCCGGCAGCGAACGGCTTCGCCAGAAACGGGAACTCGCACCCGTGCGGCCGCTGGTGCCCGCTGATCACGACAACCCGGCAGACCCGCGCGATCTCCCGCGCCACGTCGAGCCCGTGCCGGCCGTCGCCCAGCACGAGATCCACGATCGCCGCGTCGCATCCGGTCGCGCTCGAGGCGTCCACCGGTGACAGGCTCGACAGGACTTCCGCCTCCGGCAGCGCGCGGCGCACGGCCGCGGCCATCGCGGGGTTGTCGTCGACCAGGAGGACGCGCACCGCCATAGCTTCGGAGGGTCCATATGCGCTGTCAAGCGTGGTAGCCTCCGGGCAAATGTCACTCGCCACGCTTCGCGACGCTCACCCTTGGCCGTCCGTGCGCCCAGATGTCCCGCGAGTCGACCACGGGTGGCTGGACGAGGGCACGGCGCGCATCCTGACGGACGCCTGTCAGATCGTCGGCGACGGCGCGATCCTCGAGCTCGGGGCGTGGCTCGGCAAGAGCACCCGACACCTGCTGGCGAACGCGCCCATGGCAACGGTGATCGCGGTCGACCACTGGGACGCCGCGATCATCCGACCGTGGATCGCGTCGCGCCACCCGCACCTGCTGCCGGTGGTCGATGCCGGCGTTCGCGAGACGTTCCTGGTCAACTGCGGCGCCCATCGTGCGCGGCTGATCCCGATGCAGGCGCATACGCTCGCGGCCATCGCCGAGTGCGCGCGAGAGGGCGTTGCACCGGCGCTGGTCTACCTCGATTCCAGCCACGGGTACAACGCCACGGTCGCCGAGACCCGGGCCATTCTCGCCGCATTCCCGGATACGGCGCTGGTGGGCGACGACTGGGATTGGGCGCCTGAGAAGGACTACCCGGTGCGCCGTGCGGTGCGCGCAGTGCTCGGCGACGACTTCGGATCCATCCACGTGGACGGCAACGGATGGGCTGTCCGCTGTGTCGTGTGCGGGTCGCACCGCGCGGCCAGCGCGTACCGCGGGCGCGAGTACGAGCGCTGCCGCGACTGCGGCGCGCTACGCCGGCACCGCCGCATGGTGCTGATGACCCGGCGACACGGGCTGTCGGGACCGATCCTCCACGTGGCGCCCGAGGTCGCCGTCAAGGAATCCATCGTTCGCCGCGCGTTCGGCGCCCGATACGTCACGCTCGATATCGATGCTCGGCACGGCATGAACGTGACCGCCGACCTTACGCACACCAGGCTGCCGGCGGAGTCATTCGGCACGATCGTCGCCTCGCACGTGCTGGAGCACATCGTTGACGCAGATGCCGCGATCCGCGAGTGCTTCCGACTCCTGCGCCCGGGCGGGCTCGCATATCTCGACGTGCCCATCGTGGGCATCACCACCGCGCGACTCGACCCGCCCGGCGATCACGGCCACGTCTGGGCGCCCGGGCGCGACTGGAACGACCGCTACATCGCCGCCGGATTCGAGGTGCTAAACGCGCACTCGTCCGGGCTCACCGTCTGCCGCCGGCCAGGAGGCGCATCGTGATCCACGTCGTCGTCTGCACGCACCAGCGGCCCGACCGCATGCTTTGGTTGCTGCGCGACTTGTCGCGCCAGCGCGTCTGCCCGGCGTTCATCGTCCACGTCGTAGACGACGCCAGCCTGGCCGACTACGCGCCGGTGCGTGCGTTCATCGCCGCGTTTCCGGGTTGGACATACCAGCGCACGAGCGCGCCGCACGGGCGCGAAGGATACGCCATCCTGCAAAGCGAGGTCTTCGCTTGGCTGCGCGAGCGCATGGCCGCCGACGACTACCTGCTGCGCCTCGATGACGACCACCGCATCCTACCCGACTGCATCGCGCAGGCATGGTGGCTGTGGCACAGCATCGACGATCCGCGCAAGGCGACGCTCGCGCTCTGGCGAGCCACGTCGCAACTCGGGAACATCGGGTGGACGGACTTCGAGCCGGTGCCGCTCGGCGAGGTGGTCCAGACGCAGTGGGTGGACCAGACCTATCTCGCGCCGCGCTCCACGATGGACGCGCTGGAATGGCGCATGGATCCGATCCGCCGGTGTCGCGCCACGCGCGGATCTGGGACCGGTGCGCAGATGTCGCGGCGATTGGTCGACGCCGGCCGCACGCTCTACCACACCGACCGCTCGATGGTCTGGCACCCGCCCGACAGGCAAAGCGTCATGAACGGCCACCTGCCGCCCTTCGCACTGCACAAGCCCATCGAGGTTGCGCCGCCCGGGCCGGCTGAGATGGTGTCCGCCTCGCTGTGCTCGATCCCCGAACGGCGCGATGCGCTGCGCCGGGCAGTCGAGTCGCTGCTGCCGCAGGTGGACATCGTGCGTGTGTTCCTCAACGGCTACTCGGACGTGCCCGACTTCCTCGACCATCCGCGCGTGCGCGTGGCGACCAGCCAGGACCACGGCGACCTCGGCGACGCGCGCAAGTTCTGGTGGTCGGCTGACGTGGCCGGCTACCACATGGTCTGCGACGACGACATCGTGTTTCCGCCGGACTACGCGGCGGGCATGGTCGCATCCATCGAGCGGTACGGCAGGCGTGCCGTCGTCGGCGTCCACGGCGTCACTCTGCACCATCCGCTCGGGCCAGGCGGGTACTACGGCAGCCGCGACGTGTTCCACTCTGCGCTTGGCGTCGCCGAGGATCTGCCAGTCCATTTGGTCGCCACGTCCTGCTGCGCCTACCATGCGAGCACGATCAGCCTGTCGCCGGCCGACTTCCCGGAGGCGAACATGGCGGACATCTGGCTGGGCGTGGCATGCCAGCGGCAGCGCGTGCCGGTGGTATGCGTCGCGCACAGCGCCGACTGGCTGACCCACTGCGCCGAGGTGCAGGCCGGCGGCATCTACCGCGCCTGCAAGCGGCGTGACGGCAGCGCCCGCGACACGAGCGCGCGCCAGACAGAGGTGGTCGCGTCGCTGGGCGAGTGGACGGTCCACGCCACTGCGCCAGCGGCCGTGCGGCACGCGCCCACGCCCGTCTTGCCGGTCGTCTCGTGCGCGCACGGGACCGCCACCGTTGCTGGCGACCACGTAGACGATGCCGACGTGGGCAGAATGGTATTCCTGGAGAGCGTTACCGAGTCGCCCCGGCCCGGCGCGCTGAGCCCGTCGTCGCAACGCCGCCGCCAACGGCGTCCGCTGGCGATATCGCCACGCGCGAACGGCCACGCGACCGTCACGGCACTCCTGGGCGACTGGCGCGCGGAGATGCAGGTGTTCGCGGGCGACCATGTCGGCCGCCTCATGGACGGCGCGTGGTACGAGTCCGACGTGATCGGCATCCTACTGGAGTCCGGCCGGCCGGGCGCGTGGATCGACGTGGGTGCCTACGTCGGCACGCATGCCGTGCCGTTTGCGGCGCTCGCGAAGCAGGCAACCAGCGTGGTCGCTATCGAGCCTCGCGCAGCGTCCGCCGTCCTGCTGCGCGCCAACCTCGCGCACCATGCGCGCGTCCCTGTCGTCGTCCTTGAGGCCGCCGTCCATGACCTGTGGCAATCAGTCCGAGTCGACGATGGCCCGGCTGGCAACCTCGGCATGTCGGCCGTCGCAGGCGGCGGCGATGTCCGCTGCGTGCGGCTTGACGATCTGATCTGCGGTCCGGTCGGCGTGCTCAAGATCGACGTGGAGGGCGCGCAGGATGCCGTGCTCCGAAGCGCGGCGCGCATCCTGCGGGAGCAACACCCGGTGCTCTGCGTCGAGCTCGCGACGGACGCTGAGTTCGCGCGGGCGAGCGCGTGGCTGGTCAGCGCCGGTTACGCGGGGCAGCCGACCTGCCGTGGCCGGACGCCGACGTACATCTGGACGACCTGATGGCACGCCGGAAGCGCCAGCGCGGCGACCGGCCAGTCACTATCCCCGGCCACAGATCACTGAGCGCGACCGAGATGCGCGCCGGTGCTCGCCTTGCCCACGTTGACGTGGCAACCGCCCGGCCGCGAACGCGAGCTGATTGCGTGGACGGGCTTCGGCCATGCCCATTCGTCTCCTGCCGCCATCATCTGTTCCTCGACGTGATGCGCGACACCGGAACGATCAAGCTGAACTTTCCGGACCGCGACCCGACTCAACTCAGCGAGACGTGCGCGCTGGACGTGGCAGCACGGGACGGCGTAACGCTGGAGGACGCGGGAGAGTTGCTCAACGTCACCCGCGAGAGGATTCGCCAGATGGAGGGTCTCGCGCTGGGCAAATTGCGGCGTCACGGCGCAGATGTGGCGCGGCCTCGCTAGAGCCCGCTCGACCTGAGGAGGCGCCCGTCAGCAGCGTAGCGGACCGCCTTGGCGCGGTCGGGGTGGACAAACACGACCACAACGCGGCTGCCGTCGGGCAGGTCGATCGGACCGCATTCGACGGGCACCGTGACCGCCGCGGGTGGCAACGGCGGGCGCCGATTGCGTCCGCGCGGGATGGCGGCGGGCGCCGCGACATTTACGCGCTCGGTCGTCGGGTCATCGGTCTCGTGAGCCATCTGTGTCCCTCGCTCGCTACCACCATGTGAGATTCGCTACGGCGACATCGATGCCCATGGAGAACGTTGTCGCAACGCCGCCCACGTTGTAAGCGCCCGTGGCGCCCGCCGCGATCTGGTTGCCGTAGAACTTCACGTTCTGGGCAGTCGTTAGCAGGTTGACCCCGTACCGGATGCCAGCGCCGTGCTGGCTTAAGGTGTTCCCGACCACCCCGCACTGGTCGGCGTCCTCGACCACGATCGCGTCGTAGGCATCGGCGCCGGTCTGGCCGTTGTCGGTCAGATGGCAGTCGCGCACCTCGGACTCGTCGCTCTGGTGTAGCCAGATCCCGCCCTTGTCGTTCTCATCGATGCGCCCGCCAAGCCACTTCTGCTCCGCGCCCGTGCTGAGCAACACGCCTTCCTCGCCGTTGCCCTCGGCCACGCAGCCGGTGAAGGTCGTCTTCGCTCCGTAGCTCTTGACGCCCCATGCTGCGTTGCCTTCCGCTCGGCAGTTGACGAGGCGGTTCTTCGTGCCCGCGGTGAGCAGCCAGCCGTTGACGCCGTTGTCCTTGGCGAGGCAGTCGACCCACGAGTTGAGACCGTCGCTGCCTGCTGCCTGCTCGAACCCGTCAGCCGTGTTGCCGCTGGCGGTGCAAGTGACGTAGTGGTTGCGCCCACCATCGTCGCTGACGAATCCCCCGTCGAGGTTGTCGGTCGCACGACAGCGCGCGAAGGTGTGCTCTCCGACCGAGCTGGTGTCGTAGAACCCGTGCCCGTCGTTGGCGTAGGACCAGCAGTCGGAGAAGTCGCAGCGCGCCGCGGCGCCGCTGATGACGATCCCGTGAGGCAACGGCGCCACAGCGGCCGTCGTGCGCATGTGCCGAAACGTCGACTCGGTCGCGTCGATCTGGATGCCGCCGGCGCACCCTGACGAGAAGTATCCGTCGAGGTCGCTTGCGTCGGCGCTCCACGAGCATCCCTCATAGTCACAGCCGATGGCCGACAGCCCCCGCGCGCGATGACCGGATCCGCCGATCAGGAGGCCGTAGGTATCGCAGTCCTCGGCCGCGACGTCGTCGAGGACGATGCCCGTGCATGTCGAACTCACGCGCACCCCGATGCCTTCGGCTCCGGGCGCCCCGATGGAATGGCACCTGAAGACCTCGACCTCCCGCAGCACACCGGCGTCCACCGTGGAGAACTCAATCCCGTCGTTGCCGTGGATAGCGAGATCGCCGCCGTTGCCGTCCACCGTGAGGCACTCGACGCCGACATGATCGGTGCTTGACGCGCTGATGACGATAAAATCGGCAGCATCGCCGCCCACCTCGCTCGCGCCGGCCACGCGCAGGACCGTCCGGCGCTTGCCTGCACCCCGCAGAGTGACGTTTCGTCGCAGGACTATCCCGGCCGTCAGCGTGAACAGCCCCTCGCTCAACTGCACCACGCCGCCCCGGTAGAGCATTACGTCGCCATCCACCGTGGCGTCGGGCACGTTCGCCACGGTCAGCACAGTATCGCCGGCCGCGAGGGCCACGCCCGTCACGACGTAGGCGCCGTCGTTGCCCGTCGAGCCCTCGACGTGGAACGTGCGGCCGACGTGAAAGTCGTCAACGCGATCACCCGCGATCGTGAGTGTCCCGCCCGCGCCAGCCACCACGCCGGTGATCCCGTGCGTGTCCATCGTCGAGTCGATGGCCGCCTGGATCGGCACGTTGTCCGCCAGTCCGTCGCCCAGGTACTCGGTGCCGTCCGGGTCCGAATCGAGAGCGCCGACCATGCGTGAGGCGACCCGGATCGCATGCGCCTGGAGGTACAGCCGCCAGACGTGCGAGGCGTAGGCGAGCGTGTTCGCCCCGTTGCCGGGCAAGAACTCGTCGTGCAGCCATCCGGTATTGCGCCGACCGGCGCTGAGTGCGGCCCTGGTTGGCTCGCCCGATATCGGATCGGTCCCGAGCACGGAGGCAAAGCGGGTATCTTCGGTGGGCTGCGGGTACTGGGACATCTGTACTCCTATCCTACCACGGTGTCAGAGGATGCTCGCCATGCGCCCGGCTTCGGTCGCCTTGCCGTACAGGATCGCGCCGCTCGCCGGGCCGACCACAGCCTCGGCGACATCCACCTGCGTCACGCCCGCGCCGAATGTGGCGCCGGTGATCTCGTAGTCGCCGTCGTCGGCCACGCTGCCCTCGACGCTCACGGGATCGCCCACGTCGTAGAGCGCGGTCTTGTCGCCAGTCAGCACGAAGGCGCCAGCGCCAGGACCGCCAACCACCACGCCGGCGATGGTCCACAACGACGCGATCCGGCCGGCTGGCGTGCGCGGATCGACCGTCAGGGAACCGAACCGCATCGGCACCAGCGTGGCAGTCGCCACGACCTCGCAGCCGACGCCGGCCGCAACCGCCGAGCGAAACCGCGTCCACGTGCCCGGTCGCAGGATAGTGCCGAGCAACTGGAGCGAGATGCACGCTGGCGGGAGCACGTCCACCCACGACTGCACGCGGCCGGGCACCATGCGCATCATGGTCTGCATGCGTTCCAGTTCGCCCTTGGACGTGTTGATTAGGATCTGGATCAGCAGGTCCGTCCGGTACTCGTCGTCGTCGAGCGACGTGCGCCCGAGCCCGAGGTCTGCGCCTACCAACTCCAGCAGCGTCCCCGTCGCGCCCAGCACCGATCGGCGCCAACCCATCGCGTCGAAGACCTCCTCGAGTTCCTGGAGCCCCCACGTCGGCAGGTGCCCGGTCGGCCGCCCGATCAGCGCTTCGATCAGCCGAGCGAAGCGGGAGGCGATGGCCACGCTACGCCTCCGCGCGCGTGCGCGGGTGGCTCGCCGGCAGGTGCGCGATCGCCCGCGGCGAATGGTCGAAGATGAACCCGGGTTGGTGGACTGCGACGTGAGCCGCGCCCCCGAGGCCGAGACCGCCGTCGCAGACAAGCTCGACCGGGCCGGCCATCAGCACGTCAGCCGGATCGTCGCCGGCAAGCACCACTTGGAATCCTACATCACGCGCGACGTCGGCCACGGCTACACCGCCACCGGCAGGTAGTTGGACGACCGGCCACGGTAGCTGTCGCTGACCCACGCCTCGGCGTAGACCTCTCGCGTGTCGTCGTACCAGGTGAACGAGTAGCCGCCGCCGACCGCGCTGACCACGGAGCCCAACTTGTCCCCGGTCAGTGCATCGTGAATTGCAACCGTGATACCGGAGCCGTCGCCGCTTGGGTCGTACCGCTTCACGTTGCCGGCGCAGACCGCCCGGATCGCGTGGTAGGTGACCCAGAGGCCAGCAGCAAAGGCGGAGTCCTTGGACGCTGCACGGAATCTCCACCGGCGCGCCGTCTCCAGGTCGAGCCCGAGCGGATCGCCGACGTGCCGCTGGAACGCGCCGCATGACCGATCGCCGCGCGTCAGCAACGGGAGTATCGTCTGAGCCTGCACCTCGTTCGCGGCTTCGATCCACGGCGCGGCTGCCAACTGGAACCCGCCGGATGCGCCGATCTCCACGGCCACCTGGTAGACCGACTGCGACGAGGACGACATGAGTAGCAGATCGCCGACCAAAGCGAGCACCTGGTACGCCGTCTCAGGGATGGCCGGCGCCAGCGATGCCGAGAGCGCCTCGCGACCGGTCGAGTCGCCCCACCTATCCGTCGTGTCCAGGATCGGCGCGTAGGTGCTGTGCGCGTGCGCGCCCGAGCCCTCTGCGTGGATCTTGGAGTAGTAGTTGATGAGGGCGACCACGGAGACACCTGCGCTCGGGTAAACGCCGGTCCTGTACCAGCGTGCTTCGATGGCATTGAGCCCTCTCGCTAGGACGTAGCCCGCGTCACCGCCGGCCGCACCAGCGTCGAACCGCTGGCACAACTGCCCCGGTGAGGCGTTGCCGGCGGTGCCAGCGACCGGCGTGTACGCGCGCCATCCCTGCGCCCCGACCATGACGTTGAGCGTGGCCGGGGCCTCATCGCTGATCGAGAAGCGCATGATGACCGCCGACCGCGCCAACGTGACCGGCCCAGGCTCCTCCACGAACCACTGGATCAAGCCGCGGCTTTGCTCGGCCGCCGTCTGGCCACCGATGACCGTGTCGGCGTCGAGCGCCAGCACCAACGAGTTGAGGAAGTCGCTGTCCGCCGCCACGCTCGCGGCGTGGTCGTACTCGTAGGTCACGTAGAGCACCGGCGTCAGCAGGTTGAAGCGGCTGGCCAGCGACGACTGCGCCTCGATGGTGTGCGACGTGGCCGGGTCGAACGGCAGCGGTCCGTCCTTGACGATGTACCGGGCGTGGCAGGATGTTGCCAGGGCAGACTCGCGCAGCCCCTCGCTTGCGACCACGCCGGCGCCGTCAAGCCGCACGTCGATCCCAAAGTCGGTGGTGGTCGCGCCGCCGACGACGGATTCGCCCGACTCCAGAATCAAGAACTCGTCGCGGATGACAGGCGACGACTCCGGCAGGAAGCCTCCCACGCCGGTCAGTTGCGGGATCGTGTCGATGGTGGCGTAGGCGGCGGAGAGAGATGCCACCGGGCTGTCCAGTGGAATCCGCACGGTCTTGATCCGCGTTCCGGCCGCCGCGTCGTCGTACTCGTAGGACAGGATCAGCCGCGCGCAGATGTTGTTGACCGAGACGGCGCCGAACGCCACCCGCACGGTCACCGCCGCCGATGCTCCCGCGCCAAAGTTGGCGTTGAAGTATGCGGTCACGTCGCGCCGGAAGATCCACGCCGCGTGCTCGCTGCTGTGCGTCAGTGTGTCCGTCTTGGTCTCGCTGTCGAAGCCGGCGCCGTCCAGGTCCACGCCGATCAGCCAGCTTGTCAGCGACACAGCCGCCGCGTCGTTCTGTCGGGCGCAGACCTCGATGGTGGCGGCTCGGAATGTCCGCGAGTCCACCTCGGGCACGTAGACCGTCAGCGGCGCGAAGTCGTAAGGCACGCCAGCGGCGACTGCCGCGTCCTCGTGGACACACGCAAACTCAATGGTGTTGCGCCGCAGAGCCATCAGTCGACCGCTCCCGCTTCAAGGCGCGGCGTGATGGCGATCGGGAAGCCCTCGACCGCGCCGAGACCGTCCACCTCCTCGAACAAGATCAGCCGGCCCTTGAGGTCCGTGAGGATGTAGCCGGCGAGGCCCTGCGTACCGCCGGCCACGAGGTATTGCACTGGGTAAGCGATGGCGCTTATGCCATCGCCGTCCGTGGCCGGGGCCTCCCATGCGCCCGGGTCAAGCTCGATGCGTGCGTAGCCGGTGAACGTCGCCTCGATGAACTCGTTGGTCTGCGCGACGGCATCCACCGGCTGCGTGCGACCGGTGTACAGCCGCAGCGACAGCGGTCCGAGTCCGCGAATCAGCGCGCTCAGCGCGAGGCACCGGCCGGCATCGGGCAATGCGCTCACAGGCCCACCACCGTCACGTCGGCCGCGTCGAAGACCGCGCGCTCGCGCGGACCGATGGCCTCGGTCGGAGCCAACCCGCCACCGCCGAAGCGATCCACCAGCACGGCCATGGCCTCGATGCCGGGCACCGCCGCGAAGATGCCGCCGATGAACCGCTGGCCGACCACGTCCTTGCCGTCGGCGAGAGCGTCGCCGTAGTCGACCACGGCGGCGATGACCAAGTCGGCCGCATCATCGGGCAGATCCTCTTCTGCGTGAAGCGCCGTCACCGTCACCTCGACCACCGTGCGGATGCGCGAGATGCGCGAGAACATCTGCACGCGCGGGATGCCCTCCGAGTCATAGACCGTTTCGGACTGGTTGCCGAACGTGGCGATGCCGGCAGCGACCGCTTCCAAGAGCGCCTGGGCGATGTCGCGCGCCAGGCCGCCTTCGACCACGGCCTCGACGCTGTGCCCCGGGCGCCCTTCCGAGTCCGCGGCGTCGCCGGTGTTGTGGTAGACGACCACCGAGTCCACGTTGGCCACCTGTGCGATGCGGGCGCGGATGGCGCCCAACACCGAAGCGCCGGCCACCTGGAGATCGCCCGCGACGCGGATGCGCCCCTCGACCTCAGTTTCCCGGTTCCGGCCCACGTCAGCGGCGAGCACGGTCACGGCGCCCGTCCAACCCATCGCCGCGTTGAGGATCTCCATGTCCACGCCGGCCGCCAGATCCTTCGGTCCGGTCGCGGTCGCTTCGATCAACGCTGGCGAGCCAACCGACGTGATGTCCAGGTCGCCGGGCGCGGGCTCCGCCTGGACCGACAGGTCCACCGCGTAACCGGCGGCCTCGTCGGCGGGCTCTGGGAAGCCAAGAACCACCGTCAGCGTCCCGTAGACCGTCGGCGGGGCTGGCCCGGCGAAGCCCTCAGAACTGGCGGCGAGCCCCTTGCGCAGATTGCCCGCGACCGCCGCCGAGTCGAGGTCCTCCATGAACGTGACTACCGTGTCGCCGCCGTCGAGTTCGCGCGCCTGGACGGTGCGATAGCCGAGGTTCGCGCCGGCCGTAACGAAAGCCCCCTTGCCGACCGGGAACTCGGCCAGATGGTTGCCGCCGATCGTGACCTGCCGGGCTAGCAGCGCGACGGCGGTAATCGGGTAGCCGAGATTCAGAGCGGTGCGCAGGCCCGCAGCGATGGCCAGCGGGTTGGTGCCGACCGACGTGTACGTGTAGTCGGTGCCGTCAATGCGGAGCGTGTAGTCGCCCGCCTCGGCAGTCACGACCTCCACCACTGCGCGCAGGCAGTCGGCAGCGTCGATGGTCACGTCGGCGGTCAGCGCGTAGGCGTCGCCTGTGAGCGGATTGCGGACCTGCGCCGGCTCCTCAACCACGGTGGCCTGCGTCCCGTCCAGACGGCACCAGCACTGCGATGCCTCCGCAGCTAGGCGCCGATGCCCGGTCTGTGCGAGCGCCAGGTCGAACGCCACGCCGGTGGCCGTCGCTCGATACTGCGACCAGAATACCTGCTCCGCTACCTCCCACAGACTCGCCTCCTGTGCGGCGTACACGCCCGCTAGGCGCCCGTAGCGGCTATCGGCAGCCAGCCGGATGCCGCCGCCGAACGCGGCCCGAAGCGCGGCGTACACGTCTGCCAGCACGTCCACCAGGCGCTTGCGCGCGAAGCCGGCAGCCGTGACGCCCCACGCCATCATGCCACCGTCGCCGTGGCGCCCACCTCGCGGAAGCGCGAGCGGGCCACGAACGCCACTTGCAGTCGCCGGGCCGGGCGGTCAAAGTTCAGGTCGAGCCGCTTGATGTCGCGCACGAACGGCGCGCCCAGGATGGCGCCGCGAAGTTCGGACGTCACCTCGGCGAGCGAGACGCCCTTGATGAACACGCGGCGGCGGTAGTCTACGTAGACCGACGTGTCGAGAAACCACGAGTCCGTCGGCGTCTCCAGTCGCAGTTGGATGATCTGCGCCAGAGCGTCGCCGTCCTCGACGTGGGCCAGGTCGCCGTCCACCATCTCAGCGAGGTCGCCGTCGTCTCCGGCGGCAAGGTCGAGCAGTTCGGCCATGGTCTCCCCGATGCTACCTCACCGCGTTCAACTGCGCCAACCTGGCGGTCAGAGTGGCGAGCAGCGTGGCGTCCAGCGTCCACGGCCCGCCCGGCGGGCCGATGACGAAGCTGGGCGCAGCCACCGTGAGAGCCTCAATCACGGCGCCGATCCACTCCAACACGTCCACCTGCACCGGGGCGCCGCTCACCGCGAACGGCCAGCAAACGCAATCCTCCCGGGCGTGGATCGAGGGCTCCACCGGATCTACTACCGCCGGCGCGAGAGCCAGCGCCGGCGCCTGCAACGTCGCCATCCATGCGCCCAACTCGCGGCCTGAGAACGACACCCACACCTGATCGCCCGGCATCACTGTCCAGCGGAACGCGATCCGGCCGTTGCCCGGGAACAGCACCGGCAGGTCCTCCAGCACAGGATCCTCAGCGAGCGCGCCGTCGCGCAGCATCTCGCGGACCAGCAGCCGCACCGATGCCACGGGGCTCGGGCTTGCGCTGTACCGCTCCACGCGGCCAGGCAGCCCGCACAGCACGCCCGCGCGCGCGAGCCGGATGATCGTCCGGGTCAACTCGGCCCAGCCGTCCACGCGGTCGTCAGCCATGCTTCAAGCCTACCACGGCGACTCGACCGGCCACTCCGGGACCAGCGCGGTCACGCCGGGCAGCTCCTCGACCTCGCACTCACCGCCGAACCAGCCGCTCCGCGTGTCGCCCGACAGGTGGACCTTGCGCACGCGCCCGACGCCGCGCAGCGTCGTGCTGGACACGGCCACGAGCGCACCTGGCGTCACGCCTGGAATCAGCAGGAAGCTGGCCTTGAATCCGTCGAATCCCTGCATCTTGCCGTCCTCGCCCTTGGTCTGCGCGAGCCGCGTAGGCACGCCCACGAGCCCCGTGTACGGCGTCAGGAGCACGGCGGTCCCAGGCAGTGGTTGGCCGTTCGGCACTACCTGCACAGCGCCATCCTGGACCGACCACTTGAAGCCGAGCTTCTGGCCGAGGCGGTCCATCTCGGTCGCCGCCGGACCGCTTGCCGTGAACGACTTGGTAAGCGCGGCCGTGATGCCGTTCTTCTTCGCGTCCGCAACCGCTGCCGAGATCGATGCGAGCATGTCACGTTTCAGGTCGCCGATGGTGGCGGCAACATCGGCCACGATGTTCACCTGTGGCGTCCCGCGCGGGAACGTCTTGGCGACCTTCGCCTCCTTGATCTTGCGCACGCCGTCCGAGCATTCCAGGTCCGTGACCATGCTCGCGCCGCGCCGCTCGGTGTGCACCGTCGCCAGGTCGCCGTGATAGATCATCTCGATGTTCTCGCCGAAGCCGGCTGACAGGTCGAGGAAGTCCCGGTTCACATCGAACCCGTGCGCGGTCACTGCCGACAAGCCGTAGATGCTGACGCGAGCCTTGTTCGTCGTGCGGTCCAGCGTCTTCTCCACGTCGAACACGATGCGGAAGCTGTCGCCGTGCGGAAGGCTGTCGAAGGACCATCCGAGTTGCCCCTGTGGCCCGACCGTCACGACCGCCCGTCGCCCCCACAGCGCGGTCGGATCGAGCACGTCGGACATGGTCATGCCGCCAACGCGGCGACTTCCTCGGCCGTGAAGTAGAGCAGTTTGCATCGCCCGCCGAGGTCAATCTGCGCGCACTCGATGCCGGTGCCGTCTTCATCCACCAGCACCAGCGCGCCGGTTGGTACGCCATCGGCGACCACGCCCAGTGCGACCGGCATGCCAAGGCGCAACGGCCATCCCTGTACGGCCGGCTCGCCGCTGGCACCCGCCAGATCGAGAGCCCAGCATGCGCCACGGTCGTTCCAGACTCGGCGCAGCGAGTAGAGTTCGTCGCCCAACTGCGTCGTCACCGCCAGGTCAGCGATGGTCGGGTCTCCGAGTGGGATCAGTGTAGGCATGGTCAGTACAGGAGCGCGTGCAGCATGGACTCGCCACGGTCGGCAGCGGGTGCGGGGGCAGGCGCGGGTGGCTGCCGGCCAGCCTTGCGCGCTGGCGCAGCGGCCGCGGTGACAGTGGCCGCGACGGTCACTGCGACCAGGCTGGAGCTGACGGTCTTGATCTGCCGCAGGCGCATCGAGAAACGCAGCGTGTTCGCGGTCGCCTTGGTCTGCGGGATCGAGAGCCGCTGGATGTACATGTCGTCATAGGGCCGCATGCGCGTGATCACGGTCAGCGCCGTGCGCGTCTCCCACGCCTGTTCCAGCGTGCGGAAGGCGATCTGCGAGAATCGCTCCTTGCCGAACAAGTCGCCCAGTGGCCCACCGATCAGGTCGGTCGCGCCGGTAATGCCCGCGCCGGATAGCCCACCCGAGAGGACTCCGCCCAGCATCTTGGCCGGGTAATCGCTGACGATGCCCTCCAGCGTGGCTTCGCGCGGCGCGTGGATGATGCTGTCACTGATCTTGGATCCGTCCTCGACCGGTGAGTCCGTGATCTCGGACTCCATGGTGTGATCGAAGGCCAACACGCCATCGCACGGCAGCCGGATGCCGTCGGCGGTCCACAGTTGTGTCCGCGGATCCTTGCCGAAGAACAGCGACAGCACGTCAAGGGCGGCCATCAGCCCAACTCCGCCGCGACCTGGCCGGCATGCCGGTCGAGTTCCTTGCGCACGGCGCGGGCGATGTCGCTTGCAGCTGTCGGGCTCGCCGCTCCGCCATCCCCGCCGAGGTTGACCGTCACCTCGTTGTGGACGCCGACCGTCCTGCTGCTACCGCCGGCCGCGCCAGCAGATGGCGCACCGGCGGGCGACGGAGCCGCACTGCCGAACTTCGTGTTGCCGACCTCGCCGCCGAGGTAGTCGAGGATGTCGCCGATGCCTCCGGTGCGCCGCAGGTCGCGCCACATGAGTTTGATTGGCTCGATGAAGTTGGTGGCGAACCAGTCCTTCATCGCCGTCCATTTCTCGGTCCACCACGTGCCGAGCATGTCGAGGCCGTCGCCGAACTCCTTGGTGAAGTCGTCCCAGTTGTCCAGCACGATGCCGAGCGAGACGACGATCAAGCCGAGCGCGCCGACGAACGCGAGCACCGGCGAGAACAGGAGCCCGAAAACCAGCGCCAGCGCCCCGACTGCCAGCCCGAGGTCGCTGACGGCCTGCCTGCCGAGCTCGCTGGCGAACGCCACGCCGTCAATGTGCTCGCCGATCACGCTTGCCCGCCCCTGGAAGAACGCGACGAAGTCCTCGATGATGGCGCCGACCAGGAGAAACAGCGCGCCGATGACGAGCGGCAGCGCCAGGATCTTCAACTGCGCGATCAGTCCGGCGGTTCCGACCGCCCCCAGCGCGCCGATCAGCGCCGTCAACGACATGAGCAGCGCGCCGATCTGCCACGCGGCGAAGGCTCCCGCGATGACCCAGAGAATCGTCGCGACGCGGCCGAAGCCGCCCAGTGCGTTGACCACGGAGACGACCACGCGCACCAGCCCGGACATGATCGACCAGACCACCTCCAACGCCTTGCCGATCCCGGTGAAGATGGCCTCGACCTTCTGCGCGATCAACTCGCGGTTCGCCATGAACCACGCCTTGAGTTTCTCGACGACGTTCTGGATCATCGGCAGCAGCATGATCCCGAGGGTGTTGCGCATACCCGTAGCCGCCGCCTCCAGACCGGCGAGCGAGTCCATGAACTTGTCGCTGGCGGCAGCGTCCTCTGCCGACATGACCAGGCCCAGCGCGATGGCTTCCTCCCGCATTCTGCGCAGGCCCTCTGCGCCCTGATTTAGCATCGGGATAATCGACGAGCCGGCACGGCCGAACACCTCGACGGCAGCAGCGGTCTTGGTCGGACCATCCGGCATCCCCGCGAACTTGGCCGCGAGGTTGTCGATCACGGTGGTCGCCGGCAGTAGCTCGCCCCGCGCGTCCCGGATGCTGACGCCGAGCTTGGCGAACTTGTCCGGGGAGTCCACCATCGCCCGGGACATGAATCGCAGGCTCGTCTCCAGGCTGCCCATGTCCATGCCGGACAGCTTCGCGGCGTAGCCGATCTCTTGCAGCGCCTCGACGCTCACTCCGGTCCGCTGCGCCATCTCCTGGAGGTCGTCGCCGGTGCGGGCGGCCGATACCGCCAGCGCGAACAGCCCTCCGGCCGCGCCGACCACAGCCGCGCCGACGACCTTGGCCGTGCCGACCACGCTCGTCAGCCGCTTCTCGAACGCCTCGACCTTGGCAGAATCGACCTTGAAGCCCCATGTCGTGATCAACTCGCGGATCTTGATCGCCATGGCCGACGTCTATCCTACCTGCGTCCCCGCGCAGAAGCCAACGCGGCCGCTACGCCCGGGTCCGGCGCGTCGTCAGTCTCCGGCTTCACCGCCGCCTTGCGCGCGGCGTTCTCGTAATCCAGCGCCTCATTGAGCAGCAACACGCGCTCCAGCGTCAGGCCGTCCGGGTATGCGCGCTGGAACTCCGACCAGCGGCACCACTGCGAGGCGACCAGACGCGTGAGAGGCCAGTCGCGCCGCAGCCGCTCGGCGCCCTCGGCGCCTAGGACATCGTCAGGCCCAGGGACTTGAGCGTCTTCGCCATCTTCGGCCCCCCGCCGCCGGCGAGCAGCCTCGAGACCAAAGGGCCTTTGTAGTTGGCCTCCACCGACCAACCAACCACGCGGAACAGCGTCTCGAGGCCCTCCGGCCCGGCGAACACCGTGTCGAACGTCTCGCGCGCCGGCAGCCACGTTTCGCCGCCGTCGTCGCTGTACTGCACGCCCTCCAAGATATCCTTGATCAGCCTGACCGACTTGCCATCGTTCAGGTGCAGCGCGGCCAACGCGCTGCCGAGAGCGGCGCTGCTGCGAGCGCCCACATCCTGTGCGCGCTCACGACGCGCCTGAGCGCCGGCAGGACCGGCCGCGACAGGCGCATCGTCCTCATCGCCGCCCAGGAACAGCGGCGCCAGCGACACGATGGCCGGCGCGATGCGGTCAAACAGCGCCAGCAGTACGTCCAGCGCATGCGTCGCGGGTGGGTAGCCGCACTGCCAGCGGCGACCGCCGATCGTCTTTTCCCGGATGCCCTCCACGGGCTACACCGATCCGACGAAGTACGGAGCGCAGTTCAGCGCGATGCCCTTCCACTCGCGCACCTGCGCCCGTTTGTGCTGCTTGACGTCGGGCGCCTTGCTGATCACGAACTGGCCCGAGGCGATGATGGTGGTGCCCGAGCGCAGCAGGAACGGCACCAGCGTGCCGGCCTCCTTCGCGGCGGAACGCACTGCCGATAGGATCGCGTTGCTCGACGAGTTCATCAAGCACCGGATCGTCACGGCCGCGATGTTGGTCGGATTCAGCGACAGGATGATCTCGCCGTCCATGCCGGCGTCCACCAGCCAGTCGTCGTCCTGCAGCGAGACCTCGATGCCGTCCTCGGCCAATCCACCGATGATGTGCGGCCCGATGATGAGCGTGTTCGCCTTCGGATTGTACACGCGGCCCATTACTGATAGACCTCCCCGGAACCGTCGATGGTGCCGACCGCACCGGCCAAGCCGAAGCTGAACGCGCTCGGCAGGTTGAGCACGCGCGCCTGGCGGTCTGCCGCCGGCGCCCGCTCGGTCGGCACCGTGATGGTCCCGATGCTCTCGATGTAGCCGTTGTCCACGCCCTCCTGAGCGACAGACCGGATCGCCGACTCGAATGTGCCGTAGCCCTTGACCGTATGCGGCACCTTGGTCCCGGCGTTCGCGGCGCTGTGGACCGCCGTGTAGCACTCCTCCATGAGCCGCATACGCAGCCAGTCGGAGCCTACGATCGTGTCGATCCAGGCGATGCCCGACTCGCCCACCGTGCCGCCCACCGTCGCGCTCAGGCCCGACACGTCCTCGTAGAACGTGTAGCCCTTGGCGACCAGGTTGGCGCGCGCGTCCGCTGTGAACTCGTCCACCGTCAGGCCCACGAGCGTCTGGTCATGCCAGGTCGATGAGCCCGGGTCGGTCGTGAGCATCTTGGCGCACAGCCTGATCTCGGGGTAGGTGTCCGACGCGGACTCGTCGCCGTCCTCGCCTGCCGTCGAGTGCCAGAAACACCATGTACGCGCGAGCCCCAGTGACCGGATGCGCTTGCCGACCGAGCCCACCAGCGGATCGTCCGAAGCGTCCGCGGTGTCGTGCGCAGTGCTGTCGCTGGTCCCCGTCTGGAACAGCTTGGGATTGGCATCGCCCAGGGCTTCGACGTGGTTGGCCAGAGCCATCACGTCGTCCACGTCGCGCCCGTCGAGATAGACGCCGTAGAAGGTGTTGTTGCTGTCCACGCAGTCGTCGAAGTCCTCGTCCGCCGCCTGCCCGGCGGCGAACTCTAGCCGCAGCTTGCTCTCGGTCACGATCGTGTAGAACTGCGAGGCGCTGTCCGGGCTGACCACCGCGCGCTCGATGGACAGGTTGCCCGCGTTCGGCGATGTCTCGGTGGCCGGCAGATCCTCGGCCGTGACGATGGTGGTGGTCGGCGTGACGAACGCGATCGACGCGACCCGGTAGCGGCCGGTGTTGCCAGCGCTGTCCGTGATCCAGAAGTACTCGCCGACTGCCAGCACGCCGGTCAGGTCGGCCGTCACGGTGATCGTGTCGGTGCCCAGCACCGAAGTCGCGACCGCCCATGTGGCCACGTCAGCGGATACTTCGTTCTGCGCCGTCGCGCCGTCGGCGAAGCTCACGATCGCGCCATCGGCAACAGCGCTGGCCACGTTGACCACGTAGATTTCGGTGTCGCCGTTGCCGTCCAGCGCGGTGCTGACGACCACGTAGGGCGATCCGGCCGCGTTGTCGTTGCCGGTGCTGCCCTTGACGCCGACCTCCAGGCCGGCCGGGAAGCGCGTGCGCACGTCGCCGGTCACGGTGAAGTGGTTGTTCGTGGCGTCCGCGACGATGATCGCGTAGCCGCCGATGTGCCCATCCACCGTGGCGTCGGGCACCATGGCGACAGTGATCCGCGTGTTGCCGGCCGAGAGCGCTGCCGAGACCACCGTGTACGTGCCGTCGTTGCCAGTACTGCCGTAGATCGTGAACGTCTGCCCGACCAGGAACTCGTCGAGATGATTGCCCGCGACCTGAAAGTACCCGGCAGCACCCGCGACCACCGCAGTGACCTCGTACCCGCCCGCGATCTGCGTGACCATCTTGCCGATCAGGTTGGCAGCCGTCTCGCTTGCGCTGGACGTGACCCGGTGGAGCAGGCCGCCGATGGTCACGTCGTAGGACGTGCTGTTGCGCAAGGAGACCACGCGCACGCCCACGTCGTCGGCGGTGTCACGCCGGCCGATCAGAGCGGTCGCTGGACTGGGCGACTGCGCGAAATACGCATCCGCCATCCGGCGCACAACCGATGTGGACTCGAAGTCATCCGAGATGCCCTCCTCGTCGTAGCTGCGCGTTCGGGCCTCCCACGCGCGGTGCATGGCGAGCACGAGGCCGATGCCGAAGTTGGCGCGCTTGAGCGACGTGCCCACGCGGCGGATGGTCCAGTTGACGTGATCGCGGAGTGCCATCAGGCATCGACCTCCATGGAGATGGTGCCCGCCGTCGTGCCGTCATCGCGCAGCACCGTGCCGCTGGCGATCAGGTGGTCGACGATGCCCGGGTATTCGTAGCGCACGCTCGGCACCAGGAGCACGGCGTCGAATCCTGCTCGCGAAACCATGCTCGTGTCGCCGAGCCCGGTAAGATTCTGCACCACGCCGCTAGGGTAGACCGCCAGACCGGCAGCGGTCAAGATTGCGTCGGACGCCTCATCCTCGGCATCGAGCGAATCCCGCAGACGCTGCGCCAGCGCGACCGCCCGTTGACGGTGGCACTCGACGCGGATCGTCATCTCCGCCATGGATGTGACCTCGCGGGTGCCGGTCAGGTAGCCGTCTACGGTCGCGCTGGCGAGCGCTTCCGCGACAGTCACGCGCGTCTGGCCGTCCAGGTAGCGGCTCGCCGCGATGGTGTAGGTGGCGTCGTTGCCGCTGCTCTCGCTCACCACGACCGACTTGCCGGCCGCCATTTTACGCGCGTGGTCGCCGGCCACCTGGAACCACTTGCCCTGCTGGCTCAGCGCCAGGATCGGCAGCATGTCCACGGGTGCCTGGTCTGCGCCATCCTGCGCGGTCGATGTGATGCGCAGCTCGACGTAGGCGCCCATCGGGCGCGGCTCGGACTGCTCCGCCATCCATACCGCCACGCCCGAGCCGGCCACGGACCTCGCCCAGGCTACCAGCGCCGCCTCGATGGCCTCCTGGTCGATGGTGTCAGCCGCGCTCACCGCGTCACCTGGGCAGCGTTGGACGCCACGGCATCACCGTAGGCGTTGTAGGCGATGACTCGATAGCGGTACGTCTGGCCCACGACTGCCTGTCCATCTGTGAGCGTCACCACGCCGGCGCCGACGCTGTTGATCGTGACGAACTCCGACCACTCGCTATCGGTGATCCGCTCGGCCCGCTCGACGCGGAAGCCAGACTCGGCCGGCTCGAGCACGGGCGCATCGCGCGTCCATGTCAGCACTACAGCCCC